TGTTAAATCACTATTCAAAGGTATCTTACAATTACTATGCAAGTATCAAGATACAGTAAGAACGCTTCGTATTAATGGTAAGTTTGTTCCTTTTGATCCTCGTGAATGGGATACAGAATACAATGTAACTATCAACGTAGGTTTAGGTACTGGCTCACGTCAAGAACAACTTGCAACTATGCAAATGATCTTAGGTAAACAAGAACAAATCTTACAGGCTTATGGTGTAAACAATCCACTCATCTCAATTAAACAATATAGAGATACATTAGCTAAGTTTGTACACATGGCTGGATTCAAAGATGCTACAGCATTCATGAATGAGATTACCCCAGAGATTGAGCAACAAGTTATGCAGCAAGCATCACAAGAAAAGGCTGATCCTAATACACAGGCAGCTGAAATCTTAGCTCAGGTAGAACGTGAGAAGGCTCAACTAAGAGCACAAACAGAAGCTGCTAAGCTACAATTAGATCGTGAACAAATGCAATTAGAGAATCAACGCAAGTCTTTAGAGTTGCAACAAAAAGAACTTGTACAGACAGCTGAGTTAGCGTTGAAAGAAATGCAACTAAAACTAGACGCAGCTAACATGACTGAAACAGCTAAGAACAATCAAACTAAAACTGTAATGGATTCTATTACTAAGATCAATGACATTGCAAAAGGTAGTATGAATGTCTGATAAATCACAGGCCATTGCAAATATTTTAAATGACGTGCATTTTCAAGATGCAGTCAAGGAATTAGTGGACAACCAAATGCAATGCATCGTTTACTCTAATCCAGAACAAACAGAAGTAAGAGAACAAGCATATCAACGCATCTCTTGCTATAACGAACTCATGGCTCACTTTGAATCAATCGCTAAGACTAGCGAAATTAAAAGTAAAGCATGGAAGATATTTTAGAGATTTCTAAAATGGGTAACCACCCCTAGTGGATATATAGGAAAATTAAATGAGTGAAACTACCATGACCCCAGATAATGGGAGTGGCGAGCTTACAGTAAGTACAGCAGCCAATGCATTTGAAGGTTTAATGAATACACCAGCGAACTCTAAGGAGCAATCAGAGGGTGAAGTTCAAGAACAAGTAGAAGCAGAGGCTCAAGAAGCAGAGCCACAAACAGAAGAAACTGAAGAAGTTGAAGCTGAAGATGATTCTGAAGAACAAGAAGAAACTGAAACTGAAGAAGAGGAACAACCTCGCTACAAGGTAAAAGCTGCTGGCGAAGAAAAGGAAGTCACCCTTGATGAATTAGTTAAAGGTTATCAACTTGGTGCTGATTACACTAAAAAGACTACTGAAGTAGCAGAACAACGCAAGGCTGTTGAAGCTGAACGTCAAGCTATTGAAGAAGCAAAGTATGCTCGTGATACATATGCTCAACGCTTACAAGCTATTGAGGAATTTATCGTAGCTCAGTCACCACAAGAGGATTTAAATCTTCTTAAGGAAAACGACCCTATAGGCTATGCAGTTAAAGTTGCTGAACTTTCTGAAAGGAAAGAACAACTCCAAGCTATAAGAGCAGAGCAGTACAGAATTGCACAAGTGCAACAATCTGAACAAGCTCGTGCCATGTCTGACAGAGTTGCACAGGAAGCATCTAAGCTAGCACAAGTCCTACCAGAGTTTTCAGATCCAACCAAAGGCGAAAACCTCAGAAAAGAGATTCGTACTTATGGCAAAGCCTTAGGATTCTCAGAGGAAGAGTTATCTTCTGTCTATGATTCTAGGCACGTTGTTACATTGCATAAGGCAATGATGTATGACAAATTGCAAAAGTCAAAACCAGCCTTAACAAAGAAGATTGCTGACGCACCAAAGATGTTGAAATCTGGTACTGCACAAACTAAAGCAAGTAATAGCGAAACTGTAAAGAAACAATCACAGCAGTTGCGTAACTCTGGCAAAGTCAGAGATGCTGCAGCTCTATTTGAAAATTTAATCTAAGGAAAAATCATGGCAACGTATCAAACCTATACCTCTATTGGTAATAGAGAAGATTTGTCAGATGTTATTTATAACATCTCACCTACAGAAACTCCATTTATGAGTTCTATTGGTAAGACAAAAGCAACAGCAACATATCACGAATGGCAAACTGACTCACTCGCAGCAGCAGCAGCTAACGCTGTAGTTGAAGGTGACGCAGCTTCTGACATTACAGTAACTCCAACAACACGAGTAGGTAATAGAACTCAGATCTCTTCAAAAACAATTAAGATTTCTGGTACTATGGAAGCAATCAACAAGGCTGGTCGTAAATCTGAAAAGGCTTACCAATTAGCTAAAGTTTCTGCTGAACTTAAACGTGACATGGAAAAAGCACTTTTAAACAACACAGTTGCATCAGCTGGTAACGCTACAACAGCTCGTACACTTGGTGGTCTACAAACATGGTTAAATTCTAACTACGTTGGTGGCACTAACGGTACTGCTGGTTCATTAGGCACTACAGCTCGTGTATCTGGTACTGACGCAGCATTCACAGAAGCAATGATCAAAACAGCTGTTAAATCTGCATATACTAATGGTGGTACTCCAACCATTCTTATGACAACTCCAACACAAAAAGTAAATGTATCTGCATTTACTGGTGTTGCAGCTCAACGTTACATGGCTCCTTCAAACAAAGCTACTACAATCATTGGTGCAGCTGATATTTACTTATCAGACTTTGGTACATTATCTGTTGTTCCTAACAGATTCATGACTGCAGATTCTGGTGATAGCGGTGAAGTAGCATTTGTTCTTGATCCAGAGTACGCAGCAGTTGCATATTTACGCCCATTCCAAACAAATGAATTGGCTAAATCTGGTGACGCAGATGTGACTCAACTTTTAGTAGAATATACATTAGAAGTTAAGAACCAAGCTGCTCACGCAATTATTGCTGACTTAGCAGAGTAGTTGTAATTAGATTAGGCCTATCGTTTGTGGTAGGCCTCTTCTACCTAAGGATATAAATGAAACCTATAACATTTAGAACAAACGTTGTTCATGATACTGATAGTGGTTTAGTGGTTGAAACTAGACAAGACATTACAGATATTATTGAGGACAATAACAATCAACGTAAATATACAGATAAACACACTCGTTGGGGTGATGATATATTTGACAACAAGATAGCAAGTATTCCTATGACTGTCTTTGACGAATTAAACAAAAAAGGTATTATGCGTGGCTTTCATGTCATAGACCAAAAAGGCTTTAGAAGATTTCTTAATGACCCAGATAACAAAGTGTTTCGCACACGAGAAGGCACAGTATAATGGCATTTACAACATACACAGAACTAAAAGCATCTGTAGCTGATTACTTGGCTCGTACAGATCTGACAACACAGATACCAGACTTTATTTCACTAGCAGAAAAAAGACTGAAAAGAGATTTGCGTATCAGACAAATGCTTAAGGTTGTAACAACTCCAATGGTTGCAGGTGATTCTACAGTTGCATTACCTAGTGACTTTCTAGCGATGAGAGATATACATTTATCTACTAATCCAGTTAGTGCTATAGAATACTTAAGCCCTAGTAATTTTTATAAAAATGGCAGAACAACAGAATCTGGTGTACCTACAAAATACACAGTACTAGCATCAGAATTTACATTTGCACCTATTCCAGATAGTGCTTACACATTATCTATGCTGTATTACGCATCACCTCCAGAATTAAGTTCATCTGTATCATCTAATGTATTCTTGGCCAACTGCCCAGATCTAATTCTTTATGGTGCACTAGGTGAAGCAGAACCATACTTATTAAATGACGAAAGAATACAAACTTGGGCTGCCTTATACGATAGAGGTATCACATCTTTATCATCTTCAGACGAGTCTGGTGAGTTCGCAAGCAGTCCTTTATCAATATCAATAGCATAGGAAAATATCATGGCAGAAATGAGTAACTATTTAGAGAACGCACTTATAAATGCAACTCTACGCAATACAACATATACATCACCAGCAACAGTTTATGTAGCATTATTTACATCTGATCCAACAGATGCAGGTAGTGGTACAGAATTATCTGGTAGTTCATATGCAAGAAAAGCAGCTACGTTTGGTGCACCTTCTAATGGTGCTTCAGTTACTACTGCAGATGTTACTTTTGATCAAGCAACTGGTTCATGGGGTACAGTTACACACATTGGTATCTATGATGCTTTAACAACTGGTAACCTTTTATACCATACACCACTAACAACTTCTAAAACTATTGATACTGGCGATATATTTAAAATCGCATCTGGTAGCCTTTCTGTAACATTGGCTTAATATGCCTGTACCATTAACTCTAGAAGAACTAGACGTATATGGTAGCCTTGAAAGTGTACCCTATAGTTTAGATAATACATTTTATGATGGTAAAGTCTGTGGTTCATGGACACTAGACCAGCTAGATGAATTTGGTAGCCTAGATAGTCTTGCCTTATCACTAGATGATGCACTATGGACATCTGGTGCTTGTATAAATTTAGCAGATGCAATTATAGCTTCTAGTACTGAAGTCATTGTAGACGCAAACAGGTTAAGAACTGGTGAAGCAAGTATCACAGCAGACGCTACAGTTGTTTCTAGTGGTATAAAAACATCAATTGGTGAAGCAGTTATCACAGGTAATGCTCAAGTAGAGTTAAATGTTACAAGAATTACACAAAGCTCAGCAGATATTATAAGCTCTACAGACGTTTCTGCAAGTGCAGTAAGAGTGTTAGTAGGTAATGGTGAAGTAAATGCGTTAGCAAGCGTTTCTGCAAGCCCTATAGCTATTTATGAGTCATCTGGAACAATTACTGGTAATGCTTTAGTTGAAAGTGATGGTATTCGCTATAGATTAAGTGAAGGATCAATCACCTCTAGCACAACAGTTGCTTCAGACGCTATAAGAGTAAGAACAAGTGAAGCAGATATAACAGGAAATGCTACAGTCACAGGTATTGGCGGTATGGAATATGCTGGTGAAGCCTATATTACAGCAGAAGCTATAGTATCAGCTAATCCAATCTCTATTTGGTTTGGCATAGGTAGTATTTCAGCATTGGCAACAATCATTGCTAATGGCACAAGATTAGGTGAAGAGTGGAATACTTCTGCAGCAGGTTCAGAAACATGGACAACTGCGTCAGCAGGTAGTGAAACTTGGACAACTGTAAGTGCAGGTTCAGAATCATGGAGTGATGTGTCAGTAGGCTCAAATACTTGGACAGATACTTCTTCTAGTAGTAACACATGGCTTCAACAAGGATAATTAAGGAAAACAAATGGCAAAGACAAAAATTTCAGAATACTCATCAACGAGTGCTGGTGCTGCGTTAAACACAGACATAGCAAACATTAACATTGATGAAGGATGTGCACCATCTGGCATAAACAATGCCATTCGTGCATTAATGGCACAAGTTAAAGACTTACAGTCTGGTGCAAGTGGTGACACTATACCATTAACAGCAGGTGGTACTGGTGCAGCCAATGCTACTACAGCTAGATCAAATTTATCTGCTGCAGCTAGTGGTGCTAATAGTGATATTACTTCACTTACAGGTTTAACTACTGCATTAAGTGCTGCACAAGGCGGTACAGGTCTAACTACGTTTACTGCTGGCACAACTTATGTAGCTCCAGCAACTGCAACTTCATTTACTGCTAAACAAACATTCACAGGTTCATCATCTGTTATTGCATCTAAATTTGTAAACGCTTTAGAAGGTGTAACTGTATCAGCAACAGCAGCTACAGGCACTATTAACTATGATGTAACTACACAGTCAGTTCTTTACTATACAAGCAATGCAAGTGCTAACTGGACAGTAAACTTTAGAGGTTCTAGTGGAACATCTTTAGATACAGCCATGTCAACAGGTGAAGCTCTTACAGTTGTATTTTTAGTAACACAAGGTTCAACAGCTTATTACAATAATGCAGTTACTATTGACGGTTCTTCAGTAACACCTAAATATCAAGGTGGTTCAGCATGGACTTCAGGTAATGCTTCTTCTATTGACGCTTACTCTTACACTATCGTTAAGACAGGTTCAGCAACATTTACAGTATTTGCAGCACAAACACAATTCAAATAGGAATTAACAATGTCATTATTGTCAAGACTAGCAGTACAAGCAGCAAGAGCTTATGGCATATTAGCTTCTAAAAGCACAAATGTAGGTATATCTTATCTTGCTGTAGCAGGAGGTGGTGGAGGCGGAGATAATACTTTTACTACTGGATGTACAGGTGGCGGTGGTGGTGCAGGGGGTATGCTTGACTCTACAGCAACATTGTCTACTCTTACAACTTACACAATTACTGTTGGTGGTGGTGGTGCATATAATACTAATGGTGCAAGTTCAACTATTACAGGTTCTGGTTTTACTACAATTACTGCTGTAGGTGGTGGTGGTGGTAAAGGAATTGATGCAAGTCAAAATGGTGTAGCTGGTAATTCAGGCGGTTCAGGTGGTGGTGGTTCAACAAACGCAAATTCATATAGTGCTACTAGAGCAGCAGGTACATCTGGACAAGGTAATCAAGGTGGTGCTGGTTATCGTAGTGGTGGTGGTGACCAAAACCCTGCTGGTGGTCAAGGCGGAGGTGGAGGTGGTGCTGGAGGTGCAGGTTCTGACGTAGGTTCATCAACTGCTTCACAAGCTGGTGCTGGTGGTGCTGGTTTAGCTTCTTCAATATCAGGTTCATCTGTTACATACGCAGGTGGTGGTGGTAGCGGTAGAAACGTAAGCGGAACAGCAAATGCTGGTGGTTCTGGAGGCGGTGGTACTGGTGCAGTTGCAAATACTGCTGGTTCATCAGGCACTGCAAATAGAGGCGGTGGTGGCGGTGGTGGTGCTGGTAGTGGAAATACTGGTGGTACAGGCGGTTCAGGCATAGTCATCATATCTTACACATCTGCTACACCCAAATTCACAGGTGGCACAATTACTACTTCAGGTGGTAACCAAATACATACATTCACAGGTTCAGGTACATTAGTCCCTGCTACAGCAGTAGAAGCTAGTTATTTAGTAGTGGCTGGTGGAGGTGGTGGTGCTTTTGACAGAGGAGGCGGTGGAGGTGCAGGTGGTCTTTTAACTTCTACAACAACTCTTTATTATCCTGCAACTTATACAGTTACTGTTGGAGGTGGAGG